ATGACTACTCAAAACAATAAGCATGATAGCCTGGATTACTCAGAAAAGCCCAAAAGCAAGCACATCGTGACGTTCGAGCGCGATTCCGGTAGAAAAGGAGAATCGTCTTCCTCTGCCAATAAAACCACTATGCCGGCAGCCCCTGCCCCAGGGAAAAAATAAACATCATTCATCGTTCGTTGCACGAACGCGCCTGATCTCCACTCTGGCAATCTGATCTGCTGGAATATAGGTTGCCAGAGCTCCCCAGTACTTATCAACCACGCCTTTATACTCTTCCCATTCGTTACTGCCTGAAGGGCTGCTGTGCGTGACGTAAAGAACCATATCGCCTTTATTCCCCAGGGTAAACGGACCGTTAGGCCACTCTTCAAAGTTCCCTGGCAGCCGTGACATCATACCGGAACCATCGCGAAGAATCACTCTGACCTCGGTAACGCTGAAGCCTGTTTGATCAAACATTGCCTGCCATGCTGAGCTGGTATCGTCAGACCATGAAATATCATTATTCCACAGTAATCTGTACATCCATTTGCGACCGTACCTGCGCCACCACGCACCGCATGTAACGGCACACAGAAGTGCTGGTGGTGTTGCCAGCCAGGCATTCAGACCTGCCCACATAACAGCCTGGTAAGCCATCATTGCTGTCAGGCCAAAAATCAGCGAAGAAAAAGTCACCTCAATGGGCTTGTGGTGATCCTTCAGTCCCACATTCGCAATAAAATACCCAATATAGCCACTGGTCAGGGTCACCAGTGTTGCCCATGGCAGATTTAACAACGAAACGTCAAACATATTTTCTCCCTGCATCCTGAATACTAAAGAGAGAGCATAAAAAAAGCACGGTAAGGGGTCTACCGTGCTTTTATACAATAAGGAGATTTTTGAAAGGACTTTAACAAGCAGGAATTATCTGGATTTGTTAACGTCTTTCGTCTCCTCTGGCAGATCTTCATCAAACAACCTGCCCTGCATCCGATCCAGTTCTTCTTTTCTGACCCGCTTAACCACGCTGTAGACCCACTGAAGCGAAACACCAAACTTGCGGGCCAGTTCGTGGTGGTTGCGTCCGTTAAACTCCCTGAAGATTTCCCGGTCGCGCTGACTGACCTTCCATACCATGCCCATCGGGAAATAAACGTTTTGCCCGCCCCAGACCTGCATCATTCGGTTCGCGACGGCCTGACCAATCTGGTCGGCAATTGCGGGCTCAATATCAATAATCTCGCGAACGGTCTCAGAGGTATGCTGTGCCAGCTCCACCAGGAGTTCCGGCCCTTTACTTCGAAACTGATTCAGGTCGCTCATGTTTTACTCCCGCAGCTCTGTGCTGCCACTTCTTCAGTTTCTCAATAACACTGCTTGCCTGTTCAGTATTGAGCCAGCGCAGGGCGCTGATGCCCGTTTCCCGCTTGATCCACCGCGCTAATGCATTTTCTGAACGGTCACGAACAATGCCGGCAGCAGCCATTTCAAGCCATAGCGCACGGATTTTCCTGGACTGCGGATGGTTATCCAGCGGTAAACCGGAGCTGGCTTTTCCGGCAGGCTTAACGCGAAAGCCTTTCCTTTTCATGGATTCCAGCACGCAGTTTAGTTGTGTGGTATCCATTCCTTTGGTTGAGGCTTTACCGGTCAGCCCCTGTAACATCTGGCGGTAGGTGTCTTCATCCATACCCAGTTCATTACGGGCAATATGAATGAGCTGGATAAGACGTTGTTTAGTCATCATCGTTGCTCCTTTTACCTGCGCCACCGATATAATCGACATATAAAGGAAGCGCCACAGGCCAGCACAGGAACATCACCGACCAGCTAATCCAGTAGCCGGCACCACTGTAACGTGAATAAAACCCTGAACGGCGGTGCAGTTCAGCAGTACACCAACCGACAAAACAATACCAGAACAGGGCACATACAACAGATTCAGCAGTCATTCTGAATATCCCCCCAACTGATATGAATATTACGGGCAGCAATGACAGGGTCGTTATTCCACCATGCACCTGACATGTATTTTTCAACCTGTTCGCGTCCGGCAATAACACCAATTGTGATCCCCGGCCTGACGTTCTTAAAAAAGGCGCGGGCAAAAAGGTATCTGGCAGATATTCGGCAGGCTTTTAATTTCCGGCTGTTACCTGATAGCGTAATCATCTGGCCTCCAGTTTCTGTTGTTCCTGCCCACTGACCGGGCGGTGCAGTCTGACGTTCTGCCCTTCACGAAACCCCGCATAGCGCGAGGCGTCGCCATTGCGGCTTCTTCCCGGTTGACGCGCCCTGGTGGTTTGCGTTTGCGGGTATTTATGTTCCAGCCACTGTTGCATCAGTTCACGCTCATCATCGGTCAGGGCAAAGGACTGTATTTTACTGATAACGGCCAGTACCCAGCCTTCAGCAAACTGGTCTCCACGGCTGGTACGGGTGGCGTTTTTTATTCTTTTGTTCTGTGCGCTGATATACTGCTGACGCGCCTTTTTCAGCTGGCGGACCAGCACTTCCCAGGTGTACGCAGCCAGTGCCGCTCGTTCCCGGTTACCGTAGAACCCCACAGACGGATGCGTGCCGGGGTGAATGATGGAGTTAACACCAAATGCCTCGCGGATGATGTTCATCAGGCCCAGCATGTAGCGCGGTGGACGGAGACTGCCTGTCGGCCAGTAATGACTGATGGTTTCATCAATATCACTCATAGCAATGTCGGAATGTGTGATGCCGTGAACATCCATCAGTTTACGGGCTCGGCGCAGTGCCAGAGCGGCCTCGTGCGGGTTGCCGGATGCGGCCAGCGCCAGCAACTTTTTCAGTTTCTCAATGTGTTTATTCTGGTCTGTCATTGTTCTGTATCTCCGGTATTTTTCTGCCGTTTCCATGCCCGGACAGCGTCGGACAGCTCTTTCAGGCTGTATGCTGCTTTAAGCTTTTCCCATAACCACTGTGTTGTTATGTGCATCAGCAGGGCAGCCAGGGCTGCCCCCGCACTGAGGCATGTCGCCAGGCCAGTAAGAATCAGTATCCATGCGGTGATTTCCCTGAGTATGTCAGCCATTGAATGCCTCCCGGTTACTCGTTCGTGTAAATCACGCCCAGTCGTGCAGCCAGACGTTCCAGTTTTTTCTGTTTGTGGAAGTCAATCAGCCGGTCCATCCCCTGAAGGCGCAATTGCTCTGTCATGATTTCCACGTCTGCCAGCTCTGCCGCGAGGTCGCTTTCGCTGCCCTGTCCGTTCAGATTGCGGGCAGCACTGGCCGCCAGTTCAGCGGCCTCTTCTGTCAGTTTCAGGGCCTGTGCGTCCGGCCCGAAACGCTGCAGGGCCAGACGGTAGAGGGCGGTGCGGGTGAGTATGGTGTTCCGTGTCATGCCGCGCCCTCAGTGCTTCCGGTCAACAATGATGTGCAGGTCGCCTTCTGCAGTGATTTCCATCCGGTACGGCACCTCGTGCTCTGCCGCGTGGGTGAGTGTGTTCACTAGTATCTGCAGGGCGGCCTCCTTTCCGTTAGTCGCCACAATGGCCTGCGTGGCCATGCTGATTAACGCCGTCAGGGCGCACATGATATCGGTGAGGTCACGGCATTCACACTCGTTGAGATACCGTTCAACAAGGGCGCGGGTGCGCTGATGTGCTTCCTGTGGGGTAATCATTGCGCTTCCTCCCTGTCAGGGCGGGAGAATTCCATAACGGGCACATCTGCCGAAAAATGCTGACTGCAGTACGGACAGACCAGGGTGACGCGTACTGCAGGTACGTGGTATTTACCGGACATCACGGCGATGGCGCTGTGAAAACGCAGGGCTGTTATATCCCTCTCGCACTGAATACATTTAAATATCATAATTTAATTCTCCTCTGTTTCCGGCGTGCAGAAGCCCACGGCGCTGACGCCGGAATAAAAAAGAAAATGTTTTTATTAAATAATTAACGTGGTGTGTTTACTGCACATCCTGCTCAAAAGGAATTATTGAAAAATCCTCAATATCACTTTTTATGGTAATGCCGGGAATATTTTTCACGGCCTCTTTTTCATTCAGAATGGCATCTTTATTTATTTCCTCTTTTACACGAATAAAGCGCTCAAGCCCCAGACGTCTCAGTAGTTCAATAACATTATCCGCTCCACGGATACTGACTGATGGCGGACGGTTTCGCCATTGCACCTCGCCGGTGGTGAGGTTAGCGAACTTCACCTTCCCGTTGCCGGTCAGTTCATCACGGTGTGCCTCACACCATGTCTGGATACCGGACTGCAGTTCTGACATGCGTTTTTTCAGGCTCTCGGTGAGCGGGGCATAACGTGCGGTGATATCGCCAATGGCGTCATTCATTTCTGTTTCAGCCCTGACCAGTTCACGTTGTGCGTCACCGAGCAGTCTGATGCCCTCAATGACCTCTTCGCGTGTCCCCGGTACCCAGAGTGCCGCTGCGGACTTGATACGTTTTGCCCCTTTTGTACTTTTTGCCATATTTTATGATTTCTCCGGTTGTGCTGATTACCACAAAGATTCCGGCCACACGACGCGACAGCCGTGCAGTTCGAAAACGCCCTGACGGAAATGTCCCCTGTGGTCATGACCGGTATACAGATAACTGGCTTTCCCCTGTTCAAGCATGCGCATGCAATGCGCACTCCGGGAAACGCGGATGACAGGTTTATTGCCCCTGATGGTGATGCTTTGTACATCCGTGTTCGTTGCCATAAGCGCCATAATGGCTGACTGCACTTTGCTGATTTGCTGGTTGATACCTGTGATGGATTTCATTATTAAACCCCTTTGACAACGTCAGCGTTGACCTGTGGAACCCCGATTTCAGCGGCCAGATTCATGGCGGCTATCACCAGGTTACTGACGGCCAGCGGATACAGCAGGCTGACCCTGTTTTTACGATGACTTCCCGGATTGCTCAGGCGGGCACGTATGGCATCCACTGCGCCGGCGTCCATAATGTCCGTCAGTTGTTTACCGGCCCGTTGCAGTTTGAACGTCAGAAACTCTTCAAGGTTATTGTCGAGAGGCAGAAGTTCGACCACCTCACAGCGCTGAACGACTTCACGGACTTCCATATTGCGTTCAGACAGTTTTGTCGCCAGTTCCGGCTGGCCAATCAGCACGATGGACAGCAGTTTTTTGAAACCGGACTCCAGCTCAAAAAAGCGTTTGAGGTGTTTCAGTGTCGGAACGGGCAGACTGTGGGCTTCCTCAATCACCAGAACGTGGCTGAACCCCGCCTGGCGGCTGTCTTTCAGGACGCGATGCAGCTGGCGAAAGCGGGCGTCCTGACTGCGTCTGATGCTTTCCAGTGGTGCGATGGTACTGATAATGGCTTCGGCAATCGCTGCTGCCTTCAGGGTTTTCCCTTTCACATCGTTGTCTTCCATGGCGATGACGTATGGCTCGATAATAATTACCGGCGCATTCTCGCGGTTGATACGTTCAGTCAGGTCACGGCGCAGCGTGGATTTACCCGCACCGGACTCACCGATGACAGCCATAAACCCGCCATGACGGGCTGTCTGGTACAGCGCCTCACGCACGTAGCGAATGTCCGGGGTGGTGAACACATCATCAGAACCCTGCATGGCTTCGTCGGCGAACGGGTCACGGAAAAGACCAAACGCTTTTTTGGTTGCTGGAAATAACACCTGTTTTTTGAGTAACATATTCTCTTCCTCACTGAGGCTCGTTTTATCTGTGGTACCCGCTGTACGGGGCGTGGCCGCGCCCTGTACAGCATCAAAACTCTTCGCTGTATCAATCCCCTGACTTTCCAGCCAGGACGCAAGACGCCGGCGCACTTCTCCGGGGCTGGTGCGGGGCCACGCGTTATGATTCACAATCTGGGCCAGCGTGGCCTCAGAAACATCGACAGCTCTCGCCACCACCGCCTGTGGAATACGGGCCTCTTTCAGTTGCTGCTTCAGTACCAGCATGTTTCCCTCCTTAGTTGCCGTTAACAATGCTGATAACGCTGCTGCGGGCCGGCGTGGTCAGCGTGGCCATGACTTCATCCAGTGCAGCTTCCGGTACGCCGTCCGGGTACTGTGCCGTTAACTGGCGGTAATGTTCCGGCGTCCAGGTAAGGCCGTTGGCGCTGAACTTCCCGCGCAGGGCTTTCGCGGCCTCCACATGAGTCATGGGACGCTGTTCAGTGCGCGGTCCGCGTACGTCAGAGGCCTGACCTCGCTTCGGCATATAGGCCGGAAGTGTGGCGTCATCAATATGTTTATACGGGTCAAGCCGCCCGCCGAACGGCAGCGCCTTCGCCTTGCGTGCGGCAGCTGCATCTGCGGCGTTGTCTGTACCGGTGACCAGCGCTTCGGTTTCTTTTGCCGCCGTCTGTGCCGGTGTTTCCGGCAGGGCTTTGTAACTTTCGCCAAATACCGCCGCGCCTTCAGCAAAGCCAAACTCGTTCTTTCTGACCTCTTCGACCAGGAAGAACGTCTCGTGGCCGTCCTCACCGGTCAGAACCACCTGTGCCACATCGCTGCGCCACGGGTTACGGGTAATCATCAGTTTTTCACCGACCAGTACGCCCGGTACCGTTGATACGTCAAATTCAGTGCCCCGGAACGAGACACGAAGTTTTGGCGTGACTTTGCGGAGTTCTGGTGCCGCCACAGCCAGTTCACGGCATACCTCAACGGAAGGCGCTTTTTTCAGCTGCTCAGCAGTAATCTTCAGCCAGATATCCGTGCGGGTTTTACCGTGGCGGCTGTGAACAGCCGTGGCGTTAAAGTGGCTGCGCCATTTCGCGGCCAGCGCGTTGAGTTCTTCCAGACTGTGAACCGGCCGGAACTTCAGACCCGGCTCCAGCTTGCGTTCGATAATGTCACGCGCCTTTTCCACCTGTCCGGTGGCGCGGGCGTTATGCGGCTTGTGCGCTATCAGGTCGATGCCCAGTGAGCGACACATGTTTTTCGTCATACCCGCGGTGTTTGCCGAGCCGGGGTCGAGATAGAGTATTTTCGGCACGCCGTGCAGCACGTCTGCGCCGCCACGCTCCTGCATGGCGTTGATAAGCACAGAACACAGGTTCTCACCGGATTCCGCCCCCGTCACATACTCAACGTAAATCCAGCCGCTGGCATGGTCGGTAATCTCGTAACTCCACACGCGGTCACTGGCGATACGGGCAAGGTTAGCGGGCTTGTTCTTGTAGAACTTCGCGCTGTCCATCACCTGCAGCCCTTTATGTCCATTGCTCAGGTAGTAAAGCGTGCAGAGTGAGGCGTCAATCTGCCAGACATGATTGGGATGCAGACTGGCCACTTCGGTATGTGGTGCAGGGGCATCCAGTTGTTCCGGGTGCAGGCCATAGTTACGCAGGGCACGGCTGATGGCATCTTCAGACAACGGGAAAAACTCACCGGTGGTTTCATCTGTTCTGCCTGCGGTGATAAAGCCGTTAGCCCGCAGGGTTTCCACTGCATCTGCGATGGAATAGAGACGCTTACCGTTCTTGCGGGTGGCCTCACGCAGTGTGGCAGATATCAGCGCGGCTTCGTCGCGGGTCAGGGCGCTGCGCCCGGCATCGGCGCGTTTTTTGCGTTTATCAGTCACAGAGACCTCCTTCAGCCTGCGCAGCAGAGTGGCGCGGGACATGCCAAGTTCAGCACAGGCAGCGTCGTATACTGCACCGCGTTTACCATGCCCCGCGTCACGTGCCGCGCGGGCGACATAAACCAGTCGTTCAGTCAGGGCAGCATTCATTGGTTATGCCTCCAGCCCGTTAATCTGTGGCGTCGGCTCAGTCAGCCATGAAGGCGCGACATCGCCTGTTGGCTCGTCCGGCAGGTCAAATGTGGAGCGCAGGCTACGCGCTGTGCTTTCCAGTTGACAGACCAGGCCTGCCATGAAGTCTCTGGGGGTATCAATCATGTTTTCAGCACAATATGCGCACAGTGTCTCAAAAGCGCTGGACAGTCGAACGGCGATGGCAGATTCCGCCTCAACCGCTAATGCTGTCACTTCCGCCCGCAGCTTCTTAACCTCCTCATCAGGCTCAGGCGGCTGAATACGGGATTTCTTCTCCAGTCTGGTGGAGAGTGAGTCTATTTTTTCATTTTTGTCGGCGAGTACGCGCTGTTGTGCTGCGTTGGTTTCGCGCGCTTCGCGCAGGGCCTGACGCAATTCACGTACTGACATGCGATCAACATCGTCAAGCGTCAGTCCTGCGACTGTGCCGCCGTCGGCCAGTTCAGCAAGGTCGTCGTCATCTTCAGCAACAAGTTCAAATAATTTTGCCTTACCTAAAAGCGACAACGTTGTCGCTTTTGGCTCTAGTTTTGGTGAAAGGTATTTCAAAGATGCTTTCATCATTCGTTGTGCTGCGCGCACATGCAGACCAAGTTGTTCTTCTACAATTCCAACAAAGTCCCCGTGTGGTTCATTTTCTTTGAGAATAATAAGTCGTTTACCTGCTTCCAGCATGGCCTCAGCGCTCTGTGCCATATAAAACCGAGCCTCATGAACTATGCGATCACGCTCATAGGGCTGACCATCGCCAAACTGCTGCATGATCTCCATGCGATGCTGTGTCATGGCGTTCAGACTGACATTGAGATCATCCGACAGCGGTACCTCGGCGTTCAGTTCAGTGTTAATCGGTGATTTGGTGCGTCCCATTTATTACTCCTTACAAACGACTACCTGAAATGACACGTTGGTTGATTTCGTTAATGCGATCCTGTGCACGTGCCATCTCGTTACTGTGGGCCATAGCGATCTGCAGTAACTGGATGCCCGGCGCGAAACGCCCGTTTTCCAGTTTCAGGGCCAACCCTTCTTCAATGAGGGTGTTGAGTGCCCGGTTGATGTTTGCCAGTGACTCGTGCAGTGCTGCCGCCAGTTCACCGTTGGAAATACCGTTCAGGGCATGACCGCGCAGCGCTTTGAGTACCCGGAGGATGCGACTGCCGGAGCTTGAAACATTCGTCTTACTCATCTGCATACCTCTTTTGCGATATGTGATAACCTTTTACAAAGACTCAAAATCTTCAGGCTGCCTGAGCTGTTGATTTCAGCCCCAACTTCACGGCGATTTCATGGGATTTACCGTAACGGGCTTTGGTCTGCCCATTGAGAACGCGGTATACCTCATTGCGGTTGTAGCCGTTTTCTTCTGCCCAGCGGGTGAAAGTGATCCCGCGCTGGCGGAAGAGAGCTTTGACTTGTTCTGCAGTCATCGTTGTCTCCTTTGTTGATGCAATGATGTTTGCCTTATGTGTGATAGATTATGGTGCAGATTATCTCACCAGTCAACTTAAAGAGTGCAGAAAAACTCACATGATCGGGTTACGTATTAAAGAAGAAAGAGAGCGTCTATCTCTTACACAGCAAGGGTTGGCTGATGCTATAGGTGTGGCAAAGAGAACTTTCATTGATTGGGAAAAAGATCGCACTTCTCCTACTGCAGTGCAGTTATCTGCACTATCAGAAATCGGTGTAGATATTTTGTATGTAGTTACTGGGGTGCGGAGTCAGCCTGTTGTTGCACCTTATGTGTCACAAGAAAAGAAAGAGTTAATGGATGCATTCGACGAAATGAGCCCCGAACAACGGAGGGCAATTCTTGAGGTCGGCAAAGTCTTCATTCAACCCAAACCAAGCAAACTCGCAGGCTGATTTTGACCTGGACACAAAGGGCGCGTGGTTGATCTGGATGCTTTCAGAAAACATCGCCAGTGACATAGTGGAAGTTGTTTGGTTTACCGGAAAGCATTGTGCTTTCCGGTTTTGTTCAGAAGTTGCAGATTACCAGTTCACGGCGTGGCGTGGGTTTCCCCGCCAGACTGTAGTTGATATTCACCGTCTGTATGTTCAGTTCAGTGAACACCCGACGCATCTGCGGAATGTCATTCACCGAGATAATCATCTTTCCTCTGATGCACCGTGCCAGTTCTGCGAGTAGTGTGTAGTTCTCTTCAGGAAAATCCACACCATAGCCTTCCGTCCCCAGATAGGGCGGATCACAGTAGAACAGCGTGTGCGGACGGTCATAACGCTTAATGCACTGGTGCCAGTCCATGTGTTCTATCACCGTTCTGGAAAGCCGCAGGTGTGCCGCTGACAGTTCTTCTTCAATCCGTAGCAGGTTGAAGCGTGGCGGGGAGGTGGTGGAGGTGCCGAAGCTGTGCTCTGCCACCTTGCCCCCAAACGCCTGCTTCTGGAGGTAGTAGAACCGTGCCGCACGCTGGATATCCGTCAGTGTTTCTTCCGGGGTGATCTGCAGCCATTTGTAGATCTGCCGGCTAACCAGCGCCCATTTGAATTGGCGGACAAATTCTTCCAGATGATGCTTTACTACCCGATACAGATTTACCAGTTCACCGTTGATATCGTTAATGACTTCGATCTTGCTGGGAGTCTTGAGAAAATAAAGTGCTGCTGCGCCGCAGAATGGCTCCACATAGCAGGTATGGAGTGGGAACTGAGGCAGAATGTGTTTGGCCAGACGACGTTTTCCCCCAATCCAGGGGACGATGGGTAAAGATTGTTCTTTCATTATCTGTAAGCCTTTTTCATTAGATGAAAATGCGATAGGCTTCCCTTGTTCTCGAGAACGGAAGAGCCTCGGTTGACTCACAGCTCATACCTGTAAGTTGATGACTCGCCTTGTGTTCGCTGCACAAGGTGAGTCGCTCTTTTCATGTTATTTGCATATTTCATGGGCGACAATTAAAGGGAGTTACTAATACCATGGCCCCAAAAAATATTGAGCGGTTTAATGAAATAGTTGGTGAGATATTTGGGAGACTCTACGAATCTTTCCCCGTCAAAATTGATATAAAGGCAGTTGATATCGTTAGACAGAATGAACTTACTTTTTTTCTTGATACCGTAGACTGGCTTAAAAACAGTGGCTATTTAATCGGGGCGCGTAGTTCTGGGGGGATCCACAACGCAGTGCTAACGGCTAAAGGTCTTGAGGTATTAAACGCTACGCCTGGAAGTCTGGAAAAACCGTTGGGGGCCAGAATATCTGACTCTATAAAAATTGAAGGGAAAGAAGCGTTGCGATCACTGGTTAGCCAGACTCTAGGAATAGGTCTGCAATATATGTCTCGTGGTCTTATGTAATATCGCAAGGCAGCGTTTGCCACCAATCCATGGAACGATGGGTAATGTCTGCGTTTTCATAATCTGTAAACATTTTACAATTATTAAAAATATGGCAGGCTAGTCTGGTCTCACGAGACTGACTGAACCTCGGTCGGCTCACAGTGCATTCCTGTGGGACGATGGCCAGCCCGGCTTTCGGGTGCCGGGCTGGTCGTTCTTTCATGATGCGGCAGGGATAGTGGGATTTCTGTTAATGCGGTTTAGGGATTATCCGGGGTGATTTTCTGACCTTATCTGGTCCAGGGCGTAAGTGAGCCCTTCTGCAAAAACAGAAGTATCAAACTGCTTTTGTATTTCCTGAAAATGAACAGTGGCACGACAGATACTCAGTTCTCCGCGATGTAACCGGATAATATCTTCCAGAACATTGTTCACTGCTTCAGCACGGCGCTGATGTTCTGTTAACGTTAATCGGGGATTCATGATGCACTCCTTAAATGATGATTTTTATGTACTCACCGGCAAAATATTCTGCCGATTACTGAACACGCATCCGGTACCTCAGGTTTTGATTTATTCTGGTTTTTTCGATATCCCGGACCAGGTTGATCACGACCAGAAAAAGTGCCGGTATTTTATTGATACGCTGATATGGCTTCGGGATAACAGCTATATTCGTTACTCTCAGTTGCTGGCTGTGGGAGCGGCTGATGTCGTCCTCACGGAAAAAACGCTCTGTCTGCTCAATGCCATGCCGACCTTTCTGCAGCCCCGGCCCGTGCCATTTAAAGAGTCGCTTCTGGATGCAGTAAAAACCGGTGAAAATGCAGTCATCGCTGAATGCGTATCCCGGATTATGCGTTACGTGTTTAATGAACGTAAGTGAGGTTTATCCGTTGTCTGCATAATCCCGATAGCCAGTGCGAGGGGAAGCAATTCCGGGGAAACTTTTTCAAACAGCGATTCCCATTCTCCTCTCGCCATCACTCTGTCCAGCCCGCCCTCCAGCTGCATTTCAGCAATCTTCCTGATTTCCCGGAACAACGCCGCTTTGATCTCTTCATGCTCAGCTTTATTTTCCGGTGTCAGAATGTATTCGTCGAAGAACCGGGGAGGCTGGTTAACGGGGATTGTGTTCACCGGGATGTGTTCCTGCTTCCCGTACTTCGGGGCCGAAAAACATTCTGTTGGCTGACCAGCGAGTTTACGTAACTCCTTCATGAGCAGCTCCTGATCGTAAACTGTCATCAGTGCCGCAATGGTGGCATGCAGTGCATCGGGCAGTATCCAGGGTTGCCGGCCCGTGGGGCATATAACATCCAGCAGCTCATTCGTCCGACAGATACGCTCCTCGCCGTATGACAACAGGCCCTGTCCCGTGTATTCCTCCAGCCTGATCACTGTGCCAGCCCGTGGCTTCTGCCAGGTCGTCAGATCATCGCCACTCATACGGCGCTCATTCTCCACGTCAGCAGCATCGACAATGACGCTGTTTCCGAGTTCCTGTTTCACCATCTCTTCTATCCGCGCCAGTACGTAACTTTTACCGCTGCCCACAGGACCGGACACAGTGACAGTGATGACCGGATTCAGTGTGTGCGTCATATCGTATTCTCCTCTGTGAATAATTCATCGTTTATCCTGCACACCCCGTATCCCCGGCTCTCTTAACGCGCTTTAAAATCCTTCGCGCCCTGTATTTGTGATGCTGTCTCCACCAGACAAGGAGACACACATGAAAAGCCTGAAAAAATTCATTCCCCCTGTTAAAAAACCTCGCCTCAGCGGCTGGCTGCTGACCTCAGTGCTGTTGCTGGGCACCATCGCTCTGGTCTCGCCACAGCAGTTGCCTGTTGTGATCTACAAGCTGGCACTCATCACGCTGGCAGCAGTGCTGGGTTACTGGCTTGACCGTTCGCTCTTCCCCAAAGCCCGTCCCGGTCAGTACCTGAAACATGACGACAGGCTGATGGCTGAAGGGCGTTTCCCTGTGCAGACCGGCCTTCACCTTGTGTTTGCTGCTGCGTTAATCCGCCGTGCACTGATTGTTGCAGCGATCTGTCTGGCTGTGGCAACAGGACTGTGACCATGAACTGGCCTCAAATCACCCTCATTATTCTGTTCGCCTTTGGTCTGGGCGTAACCGCCATCAGACACGGAGAACCACGTAACGATAAATACAGCTTCTGGTGGCAACTTACTGGCAACCTGGTGATTGTCTGGCTGCTCTGGTGTGGCGGCTTCTTCAGTCAGGCCCGCGCAGCGCAGCCTCCGCAGGCTGCGCTGCAGTATCGCGATGATGTGATCCGTAATGCCCGGCTTGAATGGGGACTGTCTGCGCCGGTGGCTGATTTCGCTGCGCAACTGCATCAGGAAAGCGGCTGGCGACCTGATGCGATCTCGCCGGCTGGCGCTCAGGGACTGGCGCAGTTTATGCCTGCCACTGCCGACTGGATAAGCCAGTTGATGCCGGCGCTGAGCAGTCGAGAGCCGTTTAATCCGGCATGGGCTATCCGGGCGCTGGTCAGTTATGACCGCTGGCTGTGGCAGCGCGTCAGCGCCGCCAACGACTGCGAGCGTATGGCCATGACACTGTCGGGCTATAACGGTGGTCTGGGCTGGGTACAGCGGGACAGGCAACTTGCATCACAGAAAGGGCTGGACCGTACCCGCTGGTTCGGACATGTCGCCACGGTGAATGCCGGACGCAATGCTGCCAGCTGGCGGGAGAACCGTCATTATCCCCAGCGCATCCTGTTCACGCTGGCCCCGCGTTATCTCTCATGGGGAGGGGCAAGCTGTGTGGGTACGTAAGTTACGGTCGCTGCCGTGGCGGGTCATTATGCTGGCCATTCTCCTGAACACCTTCCTGCTGGCGATCTGGTGGCTGGGATACAGCACAGGCCACGACCGGGCCTCCGCTGACGGTCAGGCGGCGCTCAGCCGCCTGCAGGCGGATTTTGACGGATACCGGGCAGAACAGGCCCGGCGTGAGGTGGCGGCGTTGCGCGCATGGTCTGAGCGTTATCAGGAGCAGGTAGCCGCCGGGCAACGGGCTGAAGCTGGTTATCTTGAGCAGATTGCTCAACTGGAGGACCAGAACAAACAACTACAGGGGCAAATTAACGATGTCACACAGCGCTGGATTGATGAAAAAGGTAAGAGCCATCCCATTGAGTGCGTGTTTACTCGCGGTTTCGTGCGCCAGTACAACGCCGCACTCGGATACGACAACGCATCCGTCGACACCGGTCATTCAGACTCAGTTGCCGCCGCTGGCACCGGCACTGGCGCAGCGACCGGGCAACCTGAAACCGCTGACGCCCGGTTACGCAATTCGGGTGTCTCCCAGCTTGACGTCCTTGCCAACATCATCGACAACGCAGGGCAATGTCGTCGCTGGCGAAACCAGATAAACGCGCTACTGGATGAACGGGAAGGATTACAGAAATGACACTGCAGGTTGAATTCTGGACGGTGGTGAGTTTTTTGCTCACCTTCATGGGGTTTGTGGGAGGGCTCGCCAAATGGTTGTTCAGTAAAACAGAAGAACGCCAGGCGGCACGATTCGCCTCCCTTGAGCAGGCCCTGCAACAGTCCGCCTCCAACTGGGGCGAACTGGAAAAAGAATTTATGCGATTTAAAGCGGATTTACCGCTGAATTATGTCCGTCGCGAGGATTATATCCGTGGCCAGACAGTCATCGAGGCCAAACTGGACGCGCTCTACAACAAACTGGAAGTGGTACAGCAGTACCGCAATACCGGAGGTCAATAATGGTCGATATTACCCGGGTACGCCGTGAATCCCTGCGCTGGAGTCTGCTGGTTGCCCTGAACAAAATCCGCCCTTATACCGCCAGCGAGACGCTGCTGCTGGAAGTGTCCCGCGCCATCTACCCGGACACCACGCAACTGGAGCTGCGCCGTGAGCTTGATTACCTGGCAGATCGCAAGATGGTGGAACTGGAGAAGAGGCCTTCCGGTGACTGGTTTGCCGATCTGAGTCGCCTTGGTGTGGATATTGTGGAATACACCGTGGAATGCGGCCCCGGTATTGCCCGCCCGGAAAAATACTGGAGTGAGTGATTATGGGACGTCGCAGCAGCATTGATTCTCTGCCGAAGGAGGTCCGTCGCTGGCTTGAGCGGGCACTGACGGAGAATAATTTCACCGGCTATGCAGAGCTTGAAAGTCTGTTGAAGGAAAAGGGGTACAGCATCACCCGCTCTTCCCTGCAGCGGTTTGGCTACAAAATGGAGCAGCAACTGGCCCGGGTGCGGGCGGCAACCGAGGCAGCGCGTCTGCTTGCCCGGGAGGCCGGAGACGATCCTGATGACCGTTCAGCCGGGCTGATAACCCTCGTCCAGACCGAAATGACGGATATCCTGATGCGCCTGCAGGAGTCGCGGGAAAACGACGATCCCTTCGCCCGGGCAAAACTGCTGGCAACGGCTTCAAAAAATATCGCCACACTGACCCGCGCCTCGGTCAACCTCAAGCGCTATCAGGCAGAAGTCAGAGAGAGGGTTGAACGTGCTGCCGCTGCCGCCGAGAAAATTGCCCGTAAGGGCGGGCTCTCTGCGGAAGCCGTACAGGCACTGCGCCGGGAAATTCTGGGGGTGGTATCATGACGGAGCTGCCGCCGCACATTCCTGACACCGCGAGTTATAAGGCCCCTCCCGTTCTGTTGCCCTACCAGCAGCGCTGGGTGGCAGATGCCTCTCCGCTTAAGGTGATAGAAAAGAGCCGTCGTACCGGTATTACATGGGCTGAGGCATCCGATAACGTACTGACCGCCGCCTCTTCTGCGCCAGCAGGCGGGATGAATGTGTATTACATCGCTTATAACCAGGACATGACCGTCGAATACATTCAGGCGTGTGCGATGTGGGCACGGGCATTCAACTATGCGGCCAGTGAAATTGAAGAAGGATTCTGGGAAGAGGACGACGACGACAAACACATCAGGACTTACACCATCAAATTTCCTGACTCCGGCTTTCGTATTGTTGCGCTCTCCAGCCGCCCGTCTAACCTGCGTGGCCGTCAGGGTATTATTGTTATCGACGAAGCGGCGTTCCATGAGCAACTGGACGAACTGCTGAAAGCGGCGCTGGCGATGCTTATCTGGGGGGGAAAGGTACGCGTTATCTCCACCCATGACGGTGACGACAATCCGTTCAATACGCTTATCGGGGATATCCGTGCCGGACGTCAGGGAGGCAGCGTACATCGCATCACTTTCCGGGAAGCCGTATCTGAGGGGCTGTTCCGGCGCGTTTGTCTGCGCACCGGGAAGGAATGGTCGGAGGCATCCGAGCAGGCCTGGATGGCGTCAGTGTACAAATTCTACGGTGCCGGTGCATCCGAAGAGCTTGACTGTATTCCGGCCAACGGTGGCGGTGCCTGGCTGTCCCGAGCCCTGATAGAGTCCCGCATGTCCGCTGATACGCCGGTATTGCGTCTGACCTGCAAGGAAGGTTATGAGCTGCTGTCTGATGAGGTTCGCTTCCGCGAGACGCAGGACTGGCTTGATGAGCATCTGAAACCCTTGCTGGAGGCGCTCCCCGCTGGTGCCCGCTCTTTTCTGGGGCGCGACTTTGGCCGTAGCGGTGATTTGTCGGTGGACTATCCCCTGCTGCAGGAGAAGAACCTGATACGACGCGTGCCATTCGTACTGGAGTTGCGTAACGTGCCGTTCAGGCAGCAGGAGCAAATCACCTGGTATCTGATGGATGGCCTGCCCGGTCTGCTGGGTGCTGCGTTTGATGCCCGTGGTAATGGTGCCTATCTGGCTGAATACGCCATGCAGCGCTACGGCTCCAGCCGGGTTCAGCAGGTGATGCCAACCGAAGGCTGGTACCGGGAGCATATGCCTCCGGTCAAAGCTGCACTGGAAGACGGTAACCTGGTGGACTTACCAAAGGATGAAGACACACTGGATGACCTGCGGGCCGTTCAGGTGGTGAACGGTGTCCCCCGCGTGCCGGAGCAACGCTCAAAAGCAAAGGCTGATGGTGGTAAACGCCACGGGGATTCAGCCATCGCACTGGCGCTGGCGTATTTCGCCAGCCGTGAAATTAACAAAGGGCCGGTGAAGGCAAGCTCACGCCGTCGTCGTCAGGCGGCCCGTATGCTGGAGGGATTCTGATGGCGAGGGGTATCTGGGTTTCACCCGATGAATTTGTTGCTTTTTCTGAGCCTCAGAAATCACTGACCGCGCAGATTGCCTCCCGCAGCCGCGCGATCGACTTTTACGGACTGGGCATGTATCTGCCCAATCCTGATCCCATTCTCAAGGCTCAGGGACGGGATATCCGTATCTACCGCGAACTGCGCACCGACCCGCTGGTCGGGGGCTGTATCCGCAGACGTAAAGCAGCGCTCAAATCGCTGGAGCGTGGACTGGAGCGCGGTCACGCTTCTGCCCGGGTCTTCCGTTTCATCCGCGACATGCTCGACGATCTGGATCTGTCCCGCATCATCGGTGAGATGAGCGATGCCGTGCTCTACGGGTATCAGCCCTGTGAAATCATGTGGGGCCGTTCGGTCAGGGCGTGGGCGGTGACGGATATTGTCGGCAAACCGCCTGAGTGGTTTCAGTTTGATACGGACAACTGCCTGCGCTTCCGGGCGCGTGATGCGGGTGTGGAGGGTGAGCTGCTGTCACCGTCAAAATTCGTGGTGCCGGCACAGGATGCCTCGTATGACAATCCTTACGGTTTCCCTGACCTGTCCATGTGCTTCTGGCCGGTCGCCTTCAAGAAAGGCGGGATGAAATTCTGGCTCCGCTTTGCCGAAAAGTTTGGCTCCCCGTGGGTGATCGGTAAGCACCCGAGGGGTGCAAATGATGCAGAGATTGAAAAACTGCTGGACTCCATGGAGCAGATGGTGGAGGACGCGGTGGCCGCCATCCCCGATGACAGCAGCATCGAACTCAAAGCCGCGGATGGTAAGGCGGACAGCAGCGAGGTATTCCGCGAGCTGATCACACTGTCACGCAGTGAGATCTCCATTGCATTACTTGGTCAGAATCAGACCACGGAAGCGAACAGTAACAAGGCCTCTGCACAGGCCGGGCTGGAGGTAACGGCTGATATCCGCGATGCGGATGCGGACATCATTCAGGCAGCAGTGAATCAGGTTATCAGAACGGTGGTCACCCTGAACTTCGGCGATGTGCCGTGTCCGGTCTGGGCCATGTGGGAACAGGAGACCATTGATGACACCCGCGCCACCCGCGACGAAAAACTCACCCGCGCGGGACTGCGCCTGACCCCGCAGTACTTCATGCGGGAGTACCAGCTGCAGGAGGGGGATATTGACCTCTCTGATGCACCGGTTGCGGACGGGGCAGTGCCTGCGGAATTTGCCGAGGCGATAAGCGCCGATCATGATGCACAACAGCAGCTTGACGACGCGCTGGACATTCTGATGAACGGAGGTGTGTTAAATGGCACGCTGGAACCCGTCCTGGCACCTCTGTTTAAGCGGGTCGAAAATGGGGTTAACCCGTCTGAGCTGCTGGGCGAACTGGCGGAGCTCTACCCTCAGATGAACACGGACGATCTGCAGGAACGGTTGGCCCGCATTCTCTTTGTGGCAAATATCTGGGGGCGTCTGCATGAGCGTGACAACGGCTGAACTGGCGTACTGCATGACGCTTCCCCCGAAGCGGGCAATCAGCTACCTGAAGTCCAAAGGGTATCAGATTACCTGGGACTGGGAAGAAATGTGGCAGGAAGCCCATGCCCGCGCCTTTACCGTCGCTAAAGTGACCCGCCTGGATATCCTGGAAGATATTCGTGGGGCACTGCAGCAGGCTGTCGATGAAGGAAAAACCGATCGCTGGTTCCGACAGGAGCTGGAGCCGGCGCTGAAGCGCAAGGGATGGTGGGGACCGCGTGACACGACTGACCCGGTAACGGGTGAGCCGGTCACCATTCAGCAGGGCAGTCCGTGGCGGCTCGATACCATCTTTCGCACCAATATGTCCGTACTCTACAGCGCCGGTCGTTGGGCGGAACAGATGGAAAACGTCGACGACAGGCCGTACTGGATGTATACCGGCATCAACGACAGCCATACCCGCAGGAGCCATCTGGCGCTGCATGGTCTGGTGCTGCGCTGGGATGACCCGTTCTGGCAGGCATTTTACCCGCCGAACGGCTGGCGCTGCCGCTGTAGTGTGATTGCCCTGAGTGCGGCGGATGTCCGTGCCCGTGGCCTGAAGGTTATCAGCTCCGGCTCTGCCATGGGCCGGGAACTGAAACTGGTCTCAGAGAAAACCGGCGAAATGCGGAACGTGGCCACCTTTAATACCGGCACCACGAAGGTGACCACCGACGTCGGCTGGTCTTATGCACCGGGGGCAGCATACCGTCCCGACCTGGCCCGCTATCAGGGTACGCTTCAGCCACTGGCACAACAGGAACTGAGAGGATAACAATGGCTTCCGATAACCTGGTCAGTATCACCATTAACGATAAATCCCTGCGCCGGAGCCTCCGTGCGCTGGATCTTGCTGCCACAGACCTGGAGCCCGCGATGCGCAAAATCGCCGGAACCCTGCTGGCGGAAACACAGTTTAACTTTCTTGATGAGGGGCGTCCGGGGTGGATGCCCTCGCTGGCAGCGGAAGAACGTGACGGGCAGACACTGCAGGATACCGGGCGTCTGATGGGGTCAGTATCAACCGACCATGACGACCGGCAGGCTGTTGTGGGGACCAACGTTGTTTACGGTGCCATTCACCAGTTCGGGGGTAAAACGGGGCGTAATGAGTCTGTTGAACTTCCGGCCCGCCCGTTCCTGCCGGTGACGGGGGATGGAGAACTACAGCCTGAAGTGGTAATCCCCATCCTAGATACCATTGTCCGCCATCTTGAATCAGCGGCCCGTCGCTGAGTTTTCTCTCTTCAGGCGGGTGATTTATCATTGCCAGCGAATGAGGGGCTGTATTACCTTTATAAAGGCTTTACAGCCTCTGTTTTATAACCGCCTCCGGTTCACCGCATTGCTTTCCCTGTCCTTCTCCCCTGATGTTTTCTAAAGCAGATTAAAATCGCCGGGCCTGCATTTCTCACAAACTGTCTCCGACAACATAACGCGGGACAGCAAAATGTCAGCCATTCACATTTTTAAAGCCGGTACTCATACCGATATGCACGGCAAAAAACTGCCGTTCACGCCAGACGATCTTGCCGCCTGCGTGAAAGCCTATGACCCGTCCGTCCATGAAGCACCACTCGTGATTGGTCATCCCAGAACGGAAGACCCGGCGTGGGGCTGGGTGAAAGCCCTGTCGCTCAGCGGCGTCGATCTGATGGCAGAGCCTGCCCAGCTGGACCCGCAGTTTGCTGAGATGGTCACCGACGGACGATTCAAAAAAGTGTCCGCCTCTTTCTACCTCCCGGATTCACCGTCCAATCCGAAGCCCGGCGTGCTCTACCTTCGCCATGTGGGCTTTCTCGGTGCACAGCCACCTTCCGTCAAGGGGCTGAAACAGGTGTCCTTCAGTGAGCAGGAAGAAGGTGTGGTGGAGTTCGCCGACTGGCAGGCCATCACGAATGCCTCCCTGTGGGGAAAGCTGCGCGATTTTCTGATCGCCCGCTTCAGTCTGGACGAAGCAGAAAAAGTCCTGCCGGAATGGCAGCTCAACAATCTGCGCGAAGAGGCGTACCGCGACACACCGTCGCAGGATGCAGCAGGTGCACAATTCAGTGAGACAGGCCAGGTGCCGTCTTCCGCAAGTAACGAGGAATCATCGATGACAAAAGAAGAGATTGAAGCCCTTCAGGAGGAGAACCGCCGCCTGAAGCAGCAGGCTGCTGATCGCGATGCGCGTGATGCACAGGCCAGACAGGAGCAACTGCATAAGGACAATGTGGCCTTTGCAGAAAAACTGGTCGCAGAGGGGCGTCTGGCTCCCCGCGCCTCCTCCGTGGTGGTTGCCCTGCTGGATGCCGTCGCCGGTGGCGACAAGCCGGTGGAGTTTGCTGAGGGGGAAAGCCGCACGCCGCTGGCCACCGCCTTCCGTTCATTGCTCTCCGACGGGGAGCCGGTGATGAATTTCGCCGAACAGGCCACAAAGGAGCGTGTCGGCGACACGGTGAAGGTGGATGTGGCGGAGTTTGCGGAAGCCGATCCTGAGCGTCTGGCCCTGCATCAGAAAGCAGTGGCCCTGTCCAAAAAAGAAGGCATCAGCTATGAGGCTGCTGTCGCACGCTGCCTGTAATTTAAGGAGAAATCATGTCTGATTACTTAAAAGGTAAACGTGTCGTTGATCCGGTACTGACCAGTATCGCCCGAGGCTATAAAAATGCCGCATTCATTGGCGAACGTATTTTCCCCGTCGTGCTGACGGACAAGGAAGGCGTGCGTGTGCCGACCTTCGGGAAAACCGCCTTTGTGGAATATGACACTGAGCGTGCCGTCGGGGCGGACAGCAATGTTCTGGTCCGTGAGAAAACCGGCACGCTTGATCTGGTGCTGGGTGAGCACGATCTGGCTGCGCCGGTGGACTATCGCGAGCAGGCGGAGTCCATGTTTAACGAGGAGAGCAAGGCCATCCGTCGCGCCACGAATGGCGTGAATCTGCGCCGTGAACTTATCGCCGCCCGTCTGGCTCAGGATGAAAAGGTCTACCGTACCGGGCACGTTAAAAAACTGACAGCCAGTGATCGCTGGGCCGGTGGTAAGGGGGACCCCATCGGGGTGATTGAAGCCGGTATGGAAGCGGTCCGTACGGCCACGGGGCTGCGTCCTAACCTGATGACCATGGGTGCCAGCGTGATGGCGCTGCTGAAGTTCCACCCGGCGATTCAGGCTGCCATCGGAGCCAACGAACGCAAGCGCATCACTACGGAGATCCTGCAGGACCTCTTTCAGATCGAAGAGATCGTCATCGGTGCCCCTGTCTCCCTGCCATCCATGAAAGCGGCAATGGATAGGGACAGCGTGCCGGCGGATATCTGGGGAGACAACCTGATGCTGCACTACGTCGGCAAGCCGCAGCCGGGGGCGGACAGCGCGGACGAGAACGAGCCGTCCTTCGGCTACACCCTGCGCCGTAAGGGGATGCCTGTTGCAGACAAATACGACGGTGCCGGTGGCAAGGTGAAGTACTGCCGTTATACCGATATCTACAAAGTCGCCGTGGTTGGTGGCGATGCCGGGTATCTCATCACCGGTATCAGTAAATAAGGAGGCGTTATGGGAACCACTCAGCAGGTCATTCTGATTACAACCGTAACGGCAGGGGCAGAACTGGCACAGCAGCGTTTTGTCGGGGCAGATAATACCCCCTGTAAAGCCGGTGCCGCAGCGCTCGGGGTTGCCGAAGTGGATGCTGTTACCGGCGACAGCACGCCGGTGAGCGTTCTGGGCATTATTGCTGTTGAGGCCGGTGCTGCGGTCAGCCGTGGTGTGGCTGTTCAGTCAGATGCTCAGGCCAGAGCCGTGCCGCAGTCCGGCGACGGTAAATCCTGTGGTATTGCACTTGATGAAGCCGGGGGTGAAGGCGACGTCATTCGTATCCTGCGCGGGGTGTGACATGTACTGCACCCTGGAGGATTTGCTTGAGCAGGTGCCGGAACGAACGCTGATCGAGCTCACCAGTGAAGAGATGGACTTCGACTCGCCTGCGACAGTGAATACCCGTGTGGTGGAGAGCTGTATCCGCTATGCCGACGAGCTGATTGATGCCCATCTGCGCGGACGCTATATCCTGCCGCTGGCGGAGATACCGACCGTTCTGCGGGACATTGCCATCACGCTGGTCCGTTACCGGCTCTACGCCCGCCGCCCGGAAGGTGACCTCCCGGATACGGTGAAGGATGACCACAAAGAAGCGCTGCGGCAACTGAAGGAGTTACGTGATAACAGGCTTACGCTGGGGCTGCCGTCCACTCAGAAAGATATGCCTGAGCCAGGAGAGTTTCGTGTACGCAGCCGCCCGGCCACTTTCGGCGGTCGTGACGGCTTACTGGAGAAATACTGATGAATGTTCTGCCCGTCCTTGATGCGGTGCTGGCCCGGTTGCGCGAGAAGCTGCCTCAGCTGCAGGTTGAGTACTTCCCGGAAAAGCCGTCCGAATACCGCCTCAATCATTCTGTCGGGGCGTTGCTGCTGAGCTATGCAGGATCGCGTTTCGACAGGCCGGATGATACCGGTGCGGTGATCCAGCCTCAGACTATCCAGCTCTGCGTCACGGTGGTCTTCCGACAGCTCAACGGTAAAAAAGGGGCGATTAATGTCCTGGATGCTGTCCGCCGCATTCTTGGTGGCTACACCCCGCCCGGGTGCCGCCGCCGTATCTGGCTGACCCGCGAGGTGTTTATCGGTGAAGTCAGGGGGCTGTGGCAGTACGCCCTCGACTTCGCGACTGAAAGCGTCTTTATCGAAGACAGCGATTTACCGTCCGGCCCGCTGTTAACTGAAGTGAACTATGAGGAAAGCGAGTGATGAAAGAATACCGCTATTCCGGCCCGGCCAGCGGCGTCACGCTGTCGGACGGAACCGAAATCCTGCTCTGGCCGGGGAAGACTGTTTCCCTGCCGGAGGAGCATGACTACGTGAAGGTACTGGTGGCGCTGAAGCATCTGACGCCGGTATCTGAAGAAATTAAACCCGCCGGCACACCGGCTGTGCAGTCACCAAAGCGCAGGAACGGCGGTGACAGCGAGGTGAAAACGGAGGACGCCCATGTCAGCTAACTATCTGCATGGTCCGGAAACCATTGAAGTGGAAAACGGTGCCCGCCCGGTTAAAACGGTGAAATCTGCCGTTATTGGCCTGATTGGTACCGCACCAATGGGGGATGTCAATACGCTGGTACAGTGCCTGTCTGAGAAAGACGCTGCGGCATTTGGCAGCCAGTTCACCGGCTTTACCATTCCACAGGCGCTGGATGCGATTTATGACCATGGTGCAGGCACCGTTCTGGTCATTAACGTACTCGATCCGTCTGTGCATAAAACCGCTGTGGTCAGTGAGAATGTGTCGTTCGACAAGGCGACAGGCAGAGCCCGGCTGGCTAATCCGGTGGTCGCGCAGCTGGTACTGAAACCGGACAGCGACGGTCAGCCTTATGTTGAAGGTCAGGACTACTCGCTTGATGCACAGACCGGGGTGATTACTAACCTGGGTAAAAGCATTGCTGCAGATGCAACGGTGAAGGCCAGCTATAACTATGCTGATCCGACCAAAGTCACCCCGGCTGATATCATCGGTACCGTTAACGCTGCAGGCAACCGTACCGGCATGAAGCTGCTTAACGACAGTTTTAACCTGTTTGGCTACTTCGCCAAAATCCTGATTGCTCCGGTATTCTGCACCCAGAACAGCGTCTCGGTTGAGCTTATCGCCATGGCTGAGAAACTGGGAGCAGTAACCTATATTGATGCGCCGGTTGGTACCACTTTTGCGCAGGCTCTGGCGGGACGAGGCCCGGAAGGCACCATTAACTTTAATACCAGCTCTGACCGTGTCCGCCTGTGCTACCCGCATGTGAAGGTATATGACCCGGTGACGAACACGGAACGTCTGGAGCCACTGAGCCAGCGTGCGGCGGGCCTGCGTGCCAAAGTCGACCTGGACAAAGGGTACTGGTGGTCATCCTCCAATCAGGAAATTCTGGGGATCACCGGCGTGGAGCGCCAGCTGTCGGCAATGATTGACGATCCGCAGAGCGAGGTGAACCTGCTTAACGAACAGGGGATCACCACGGTATTCAGCAGTTACGGCAGCGGCCTTCGTCTGTGGGGTAACCGGACGGCAGCATGGCCAACGGTCACCCATATGCGTAACTTTGAGAACGTTCGCCGCACCGGTGATGTGATCAATGAGTCCATTCGTTACTTCAGCCAGCAGTACATCGACATGCCGATTACTCAGGCGCTGATTGATGCACTGACGGAGTCGGTCAACGCCTACGGTCGCAAAATGACTGGTGATGGCGCGGTACTGGGCTTCCGTTGCTGGTTTGATCCGGCCCGCAATCCGGAAACGGAGCTGGCCGCCGGGCACCTGTTGCTGAGCTACAAATATACGCCACCACCGCCGCTGGAGCGACTGACGTTTGAGACTGAGATCACCTCGGAATACCTGTTAACCCTGAAAGGGGGCAACTGATGTCAAAGATTGAGATAAACCGAATCACGAATGCCAACATCTATCTGGATGGTACTAACCTGCTGGGACGGGCTGAGGAGGTTAAACTCCCCGATGTCTCCATGATTATGCAGGAACACAAGGCACTGGGGATGGTGGGTAAGGTGGAACTCCCGGCTGGTTTTGACAAACTGGAAGGCGAAATCAAATGGAACAGCTTTTACCGCGATGCGATGCTGTCTGCCGCGAACCCGTACAAGTCGCTGGCGCTGCAGTGTCGCTCCAGCGTCCAGCGCTACAGCTCGCAGGGGCTGATCGACGAAATCCCGCTGGTCACCTTCCTGACAATTATGTTCAAGAAGAACCCGCTGGGGACGTTTAAACAGCACGAGAACGCCGAGTTCTCCAGTAGCTTCACCTGCACGTATATCAGACAGGTACTGGATGGTGAAGAGTTGCTGCAACTGGACTATCTGGCCAACATCTTCCGCGTCGGTGGCGTTGATCAACTGACTGACTATCGGATCAATATCGGGGGCTGACGGTGAGTGTTGAACTGACTGACAAAGGAGGGCGATGTGCGTCACTGGGCATGTCAAATGGTACGTGGTTTACCCTCCTTGATATTCCGGGGGTGGAAACCCTTTTTAATACCCGTAAAACCAATGACCCGATTGACTGCACACGTTCAAAGGCCCGCAAACTGGCCGATTTGATTGAAGCATGGGAGCCGCCCGACCACTGGTTCTCCGGCATCGGCAAATCTGAGGGAAAGGCGCTTCTCATCGCTTTCCTGCGTAACTGCAAGGGTTTTCGCACTTGCTGACATCACAGGGGCTCCGGCCCCTTCTTCTTAATCTCCTTTAATATCCGTCACGTCCACCGCCAGACATACTGCTCTGAATTTACAAAGGAGTATGATCATGTCACAGACCCAGTCCGATACTTTTACGCTGTCTTATCCTTTCACCACTGCTGCAGGTACCAGAATTGAACAGATTGAACTGAAACGCCTGACAGTAAAAGACCTGAAGCAGGTGCGCAAAATCAACAAAGACCCGGCAGACTGGGACGAACCACTGATTGCCCGTAGCACCGGTATCCTCCCGGAAGACCTCGATAACATGGATCTTGCCGACTATATGGAGCTGCAGAAACGATTTCAGAAAATCACTGGGCTGGGCAAGAGCGACAAAAACACTGATGCAGGCGCAGGGCCTGCTGGCGAGATGGTTCAGGTTTCAGCCGGGGGAGATTGATGCCCTCGATACTGACGATCTGGAGATGTGGCTGGAGCAGGCTGAAGAGCAAATCAAAAGCGAGTTCGGCGACAATCAGTAACAACGTATCACTTAACAGCCGCCAGTCGCGGCTGTTCTGCATGGGGTTCAGACACTTCCCTTCCGTTTTTTTGCTTTCAGAGGATAGCCACCGTGGCCAGTGAATTTTCAGTCGGCGTCATTATTGGCGGCATTGTCGGGAGCAGCTTCCGCTCAGCCGTCAGTGGCACCCGACGCGCCCTTGATTCCCTTGGTGATACCTCCCGCCGTCTGCAGGAACGCCAGAATGCCTTAACCCGGGCAACAGAACGTTATGGTCAACTGGGTTCTTCCCGGATGCAGCATCTCAACAGCGAGTTGCTGCGGGTAAGCCGCACCATGGAGCAAATTGAACGTCAGCAGCGCCGTCTGTCAGCAGTATCAGCCACCGGTGATGCGTTGAAGGCTAACCGCCTGGCGCTCTATGGTCAGGGTGCAGAAACCTATGCTATTGGCAGAACGCTGGGCGCACCGGTCATGGCCTCGGTTAAACAATATGCCTCGTTTGAATCACAGTTACGGGATATCAGTGTCACAGGAGACCTGGATGCAAAACAGGAACGTGCAATTGGCCTGGCTATCAGACAGGCCTCGCTGAAGGTTAACCAACTGCAGGAGTCTCTGTTAGGGGGAGTCGGACAATTAGTTGCTGATGGTATGGCCCCCGAACGGGCAGCAACGTTTGCAGAGATGCTTGGAAAGACCGCTACAGCAACCAAAGCCGATATGACCGACCTTGCCAAAATGACTTATGCCTTCAGCGATGCACTCAGAATCACTGATGCGAAAGAACTTGAACAGGCATTTGGTATTGCGGCAACAGGAGCCAAACTTGGGTCATTTGAGCTGAAGGATATGGCAAAAGCATTACCCGGTATGGCTAAAGCCTTCGCTGCCCGTGGCATTTATGGAAAAGATGCGATTACCCAGATTGTTGCCAGTCTGGAGGTCGGTAAAGGTAGTGGCTCTGCAGAGGAAGCGGTCACCAATATGTCCAACTGGCTGGCAGCAATGGGCCGCGGAGATACCATCCAGAAATATGCTAAAGCCGGGGTGGATTACCAGGGGTCAATGCAGAATTACGTCGCTCAGGGTTTTTCGCAGTACGAAGCTTCACTGATGATTGCCAACCGTTTTATCGACAGTAAAGGCAAAGCGTTTTTGCAGCAATGGAAAGCTGCAGGAGCAAGAGGCGATCAGGAAGGTCAGCAGAAACTCATGGAGTCATTTGGTCTGGCTGAGGTCTTTACCGATATTCAGACTGTCAACCATTTACTGTCAATGCGACAGGGCTGGGATAAATACCTTTCCAGTAAGCAGGAAATGAATGCTCCGGCTGCAATGTCTACCCTGGATAAGGATGCTGCAAAGCAGAATGATACGCTTGAAGGTCGCTGGCGCAGAATGCAGATCGGCTTTAATGATTCTGCTATCAGCATCGGGCAATCCTTGCGTCCGGCTTTGCTCCAGTTGGGTGAAACATTTATTCCTTTAATGGACAGCGTCGGCAAATGGATAGCGGCAAATCCGCAGCTCGTCAGCAGCACCATAAAGGTTGTGGGCGCATTACTCGCTTTCAGGATGGCCACTATCGGTCTCAAGCTTGGGCTGAATCTCCTTATTTCCCCCTTTGTAAGCGTCTGGAAAAATGCTGTTTTACTGCGGACCAACTGGCGTCGACTGACTACCGCACTCGGAGAAGGTGGCAAATTACGCTGGCTTGTCACTGGATTCAGCCGGCTGGCCAGCGGAGGACTGAAACTCAGCAAAGTTCTGGCGGGCAGCCTCGTTCGCGGTTTTATGATTGCTGCACGTGCCCTTCTCTGGATTGGCCGGGCGCTGATGATGAATCCCATCGGTCTCGCTATCACCGCCGTCGCGGCAGCAGCTTACCTTATCTACCGCAACTGGGGCGCAGTCAGTAGCTGGTTTAAACAGCGCTGGGCTGACATTCAGGAAGCCTTTAACGGCGGCATCGCGGGAATTGGTAAACTGCTGGTTAACTGGTCTCCGGCGGGTCTGCTTTATAAAGCCTTTGCGGCTGCGCTGAAATATCTCGGCGTTGATTTGCCGGCGAAGTTCACCGACTTCGGTGGTCATCTTATCGACGGGCTGATAAATGGCATCAGAAACAAATGGGAGTCACTGAAAACCAGCATAACCGGAATGGGTGACAGCATCAGTGACTGGTTCAGCGAAAAGCTGGGCATCCATTCACCGAGTCGCGTGTTTATAGGCTTTGGTGACAATATCGCGCAGGGTGCCGCCATTGGCCTGCAACGGACCACTCCGCTTGCTGCACTGGCCGGGCAGCGCCTGGCCGCTGAAATGACACCGGATGTTCCCCGTATCCCGTCGCCGGAAATCATGGCTGCCGGATATTCAGGCCGTGGCGCAACTGCAACCGGCGGTGGAGCGTCTGGCGGTATCCAGGTCAGCTTTAATCCTCAGTTTTTCCTCAATGGTAAGGAAACCGCAGCGCCTGCCGGGCTGGCTGGTGCCCTGAATATGAGCCTGCATGAGCTGGAAAAAATGCTGGAGCGTCTGCTGGCTCAGAAACAACGTAAGGAGTACAGCTGATGTTTGCCGTACTGGGTGATATTGAGTTTGAACTGATTACCTACTGGGACGGCTTCGAGGCCACGTTTGGCGTCGATTATGCGGAGCATGCCCGCATCGAGGGTAAACCCGGCCTGCAGTTTGTCGGCGACAGGCTGGACGAAATCCAGATAAGCCTGGTCTTCCATCAGCATTATTGTGTGCCCGACGTGGAGCTGGCGAGAGTGCGAACAGCCATGAAGGCCCATCAGGCACTGGCGCTGGTCTTCGGCAACGGTGACTATCGCGGCTGGTTCGTGATTACCGATGTGACCGCAACCAGCGAGCAGACAGACAGCACCGGTAACGTGCTGGCTGTCAGTGCCACCGTGTCTCTCCGGGAATACACCGGTGACCCGAAAAATCCTCTGCAACCGCCGGCAATACGCAGGCAGGTTCCCGGTGCCGGAGCTGTATCGGGTGCTGTTCCATCGCCTTCCGGGGTGGCGCAGTTCGTCCGTAACGGCGTCAACTATGCGAAACAGGCGCAGTCTGTACTCCAGACCACTATCAGTGCCGTTCGGGTGGCGCAGAAAATGAAGGGTAACCCCGTTGTCGCGCTGACCCGTGTGCCGGGACTGATGAGCGGACTGGGTAATATATCCGGCGCTCTGGGGAAAAGTATTCCGGCGTTTAATGCACTCTCTGAATCCATGCCCGATGCCATCAGTCTGGCCAGAACAGCCAGTGAGGCAGCCACGTATGTACAGCAGGCGCAGTCGGCGCTGAGTGGTGTGGACAAAAGAAATATTGCAGGTGCTCTGGATACCGTTTCCGGGCAGCTTAACGCCGCCGGCACAGCATTCAACCGCATGTCTCCGGGATTAAGTGCAATGGCCGCCAGAATACTGACGAGGAGTGTGTGATGTTTCTTGAACATATTACCCGTGACGGAGAGCGCTGGGATTCGCTGGCATGGCAGTACTACGGTGACCCGCTGGGCTATCCCCGGATTATTGCAGCCAATCCGCACGTGGCCATTACGCCGGTGCTGCCCTCCGGGTTGTTGTTACTGATCCCGGTTATTGAGGCTGAAGATGCCCGTACAGAAGAGGATATTGCCCCATGGCTGAGATAAACAGTACTGCGCAAGCCACATCAGCGTTAACCGGCGTCAGCGATGTGCTGACGCCGGTATTCACTCTGTGGTATCTGCAGAAAAACATCACCTCTGATATCGCGCCTTATGTCACCCGTGTGGTCTGGAGCGATAACATCAAAAATGAGTCCGATACCATTGAGGTGGAGCTGGACGACACCGATGGCCGCTGGCTGGATAAGTGGTATCCGGGCAAGGGTGACACGCTGACGCTGAAAATGGGTTATCAGGGCGAGAAACTGCTGTCCTGCGGTACATTCTCAATAGACGAGATCGAAGTGAGTTCGCCCGCGTCCGTTGTCGCTATCCGTGGGGTGGCCACCTCGGTTAACAGTGCTCTGCGGACTAAATCCAGCCGTGGTTTTGAGAACACCACGCTGGCAGCTGTTGCGGGGCGGATTGCCAGAAAGCACCGGCTGAAACTGGTGGGCAGCATTGAGTCCATCAGAATCGACCGGGTGACCCAGTATGCTGAAACCGACGTGGGTTTTCTGCGCCGGCTGGCCAGCGAGTATGGTTATGCAGTGAAAGTGGTCAGTGACCAGTTGATTTTTTCTCATCTGGCCACACTGCGCAGTCAGGAGCCGGTCAGGCAGTTAAAACCGCAGGATGTGGCCTGCTTTTCCCTGCGTGACACCATCAACCGGGTCTATAAATCTGCAAAGGTAAAACACCAGAAAAGCAGCAGTAAAAAACTGATCGTCTACGAAGCTGATGGTGGTACCCGTGAAAGCGACAAAAAGCTCAAAGGCGGTAAGGTTACCAGCGCTGACTCACTTAAAGTTAACAGCCGCGTCAGCGACCCGGACAGTGCCCGGATTAAAGCGGATTCAGCACTGGCCAGACATAACGAATACCAGCAGAACGGCTCCCTGACGCTGACGGGAACGCCTCAACTGACAGCAGGCAACAAAATTGAACTGGTGGGCTTTGGACAGTTATCCGGTCCATGGCTGATAATCACTGCCCGCCATGCGTTTGAGCGTAACAGCGGCTACACCACAGAGCTGGAAGTGGCACGGGGGCCAGTCACAAGAGGGAAAAAACAAAAAACTCAGAAACTCACGGTTTATCACCCGGATGGCAGTACATCGACGGTGATTAAGGAGAAGAAAAAATGACTGGTGTCACCCGTCAGATCGGTACGGTCAGTGCCGTTGATGCCGACAGGGTTCAGGCCCGCGTTCGTCTGCCTGAATGCGATAATCTGCGCACAAACTGGCTTAACGTGCTACAGCGCAATACCCAGGATAACAAGGATTACTGGCTCCCTGACGTGGGGGAGCAGGTTGAGGTGCTGCTCGATGCCAACGGCGAGGATGGTGTTATTCTGGGCGCGGTGTACTCAGACGTCGATAAACCGCCGTTCAGTGATAAAAACGTCCGGGGTACGAAATACGCTGATGGCGCGGAGTTCAGTTATAACCGCGCGACCCATACGCTGACGGTCAGAGGAGGTATTGAGCGTATCGTGGTGGAGGTTGCCGCTGATATCTCTCTCAAAGGGAAAAACCTCGACCTCACGGGAGTTACCACGATCAACGGCCCCGCGACACTCAATGGTGATCTGGAAATCAACGGAAGCGCCCATGCAACGGGTAACATATTTGCTGATGGTCAGAACTCTAATCACCATTCCCATTGAACCTTCTTAAACGCCTTTAATATCGGCGCTTACTTCCCGGGGGCAATACTGCCTCCATGAAAACGACCTCAGTATTCTGGCAACCAGCTCTGCAGGCTCCCGGCGAAATCGTCCGGGGGCTGGATGATATCCGGCAGTCCATCCAGATCATCCTGCGGACTCCCCGCGGCAGCGACCCGCATCGCCCGGAGTTCGGCAGCAATCTGCACCTTTATATCGACTGGCCTGTCGACCGGGCCATTCCGCATGTGGTTCGCGAATCCGTCGATGCCATCAGGCGCTGGGAACCCCGCTGCCAGCTTATGTCGGTTAAACCCGCCGTCGACGGCGAACATCTTACGCTCCGGGTGAGCTGGAAAGGCTCAGACGGACAACCCCGTACTCAGGAACTGCTATGGCGCTGACAGAACCCGATTTTATTGAACGCGATGCCGATAAAATCACGGCAGAAATGATTGCGAAGTATGAAGAGGATACCGGAAAAACGCTGTACCCGGCACAGGCTGAACGTCTGCTGATTGACCTGTGGGCCTATCGCGAAATGCTGGTCAGGGTGGCAGTACAGGAGGCGGCGAAGCAGAATCTGGTCGCTTTTTCCCGTGAGCCGATGATTGATTACCTCGGTGAACTGGTCGGTGTATACCGCCTTGCTGCGCAGCCTGCCACCACCACACTTCAGTTCTCTGTGGATGAGGCACTGGCCATTGATGTGCTGATCCCGGCAGGCACCCGCGTCAGCGCTTCCGACAGTATTATTTTTGCCACCGATACAGATGTGGTGCTGAAGGCCGGATTGCTGCTGGTCAATGTCACGGCCACCTGTACCGAGCCGGGTACCGCTGGCAACGGCTGGCAACCGGCGCAGGTCAGTCAGTTACTCGATGAGATTGATAACATTGACCTGCTGGTGACCAATCTGACGGCCAGCTCTGGCGGTTCAGAGCAGGAAGACGATGACCGGCTCCGGGAGCGTATCAGGCTGGCCCCGGAGTCATTCACCAATGCCGGAAGCCGTGGTGCATACCGTTTTCATGCTATGGGGGCGCATCCCGGCATTGTCGACGTTGCTGTTCTTTCTCCCGCTCCCGGCACTGTCGAGCTGTATCCGCTGCTCAGCACTGGTCTGCCGGACAGCAGTATCCTCACTCTGGTAGAGAGTTTCTGTTCTGACGAAAAAGTCAGACCACTCACTGATACCGTGCGGGCTAAAACACCTGTTCAGGTGGATTACACCATTGAAGCCAGGATTACGATCTATCGTGATCAGGATGCAAGGTTGGTAAAGGACAACGCTAACAGCGCCATACAGAACTGGGTGGCATCCCGTACCGCCACGCTGGGGCGCGATATTGTTCCCAGCCAGATTATCAGCGTGTTGTCCGTTTCCGGGGTGTACCAGGTCGAACTGGTGACACCGGCACTGAGGGTGGTGGCAGAAAACGAATGGGCAAACTGTACGGCGATCACTCTTAACATGACCGGGGTGTCCGATGGCTGAGGTGCTACAACTCCCGCCACCGCTTGAGGGTGATATCAGTCTCAGAACGCTGGGAAGACTGGCCGGACGGCTGGATAACATCGACCTGAGCGTACTGATGGTCGGTCTCGTCGATATTGTCGACAGTTCCGCGCTGCCATGGCTTGGCGAGCAGTTCTCGCTGTTCGGCGATGGCTGGGAACTGGCGGAATCGGACGATGTACGCCGCATGCTTATCAAATCCGCTATCGAGCTACACCGCTATAAAGGAACACCGTGGTCAATCCGGGAAATTATCCGCCGTTTTGGCTTCGGCGAAGTGGATCTGATTGAAGGTACGGGGCAGATTGGCTATGACGGCAGACACACGTACAACGGGCTTTTCGTCCATGGTGATGCACAAGCCTGGGCAGTCTATCGCGTCATCCTTCAACAACCCATCACTAACGATCAGGCGGCGCTGTTACGTCAGACGCTTGCTGCCTTTGCTCCGGCTCGCTGTCATCTGGCAAGTCTGGAATATCAGTCTGTCGCCATTCGATACAACAGTACTACCCGTTATGACGGTAGTTACAACCACGGGAGCAGTTAATTATGGCAAATCTACCCGAAACCCCGCAGTGGGAAAGCGGCATATACCAGATTGAGGTCTCTGACCCCGTTCTGGGCGGACCTGACGGAATTTCTAACCGCCAGGCTAAACAACTGGCCAGCCGAACGTCATACCTCAAACAGAAGGTCGAAAAAAGCGGAACAGACCTGGCTGCACATATCGCGGCAGTTGACCCGCATACCCAGTACGCGACGAAAGCCAGTCCGACATTCACCGGCACACCAACAGCACCTACACCTGCAAATGGTGATAACAGCAAAAAGCTGGCGACGACGGAGTTTGTGGCCAAAGCACTTGCGGCACTTGCAGGCAGCGCCCCTGAGACACTGGATACGCTTAAAGAGCTGGCTGACGCTCTCGGTAATGATCCAAACTTTGCGACTACGGTACTGAACAAGCTGGCGGAAAAGCTGGCTAAAGACCAGAACGGCGCAGATATTCCTGAGCCTGCGCTGTTTGTCAAAAACCTTGGTTTGAGAGAAGGTTCATTTGGGTTCAGAAATCTGGTTACCTTCACAACGGCTGGAGTAACAAGCTGGACTGTTCCTGAAGAGTTGCGCAAAGGAAGAAAATGTTACGTCAAAGTTATTGGTGGCGGTGCGTCAGGAGGGATAGGTTCAACAACCGCTTCAGCCGTTACATGTGGCGGAGGAGGTGGTGGGGGCGGAGTTGCTGAGGGACTGGTAGATTTAACTGGTATAAACAGTGTTTCGATTACGGTTGGTGCCGGTGGTGCGCCTGTGTCTGGTATTTCTGTAAACGGTAAAAATGGTGGCTCGAGCAGTTTCGGGACTTACATGTCAGCTTCCGGAGGCTATAGCGGAGGCCAGCCTTCCGGAGGGTTAGGCGCAGTTGGTGTCGGGGGAACAATTAATACATCGCTTGGGCCAGGTTCTCCAGGTTCCATTGCTTCTGCCGCATCGGGGGCTGGTAATGGTGGTTCTGGTGGTGGCCCCGGAGGAGCAGGTTCATTCAGAGATACAGCTAACGGAAAAGCGGTATCAGCAGTTGGGCCTGGAGGTGGCGGTGCAGGATTATGTCCTAATTCATCAACGGGTCAGTCGGGTGCCGGAGCAAATGGCGCAGTTTATATTTACTGGTGA